GTTTCGTTCACGGAGTAAAAAGCGGCCACGGTGGCCATGTCAAAATGCGTCCTTTTGGCGCGCAGGCTTGCGTCGTGGAGGCTTGACATGGAGGCTCAAGCGGACAAAATGTCCGCCGTCTACAAGCCAGTTTGGTGCGCCCCCACAACAGGTTTTGCACCAGACCCCCTAACTTTGAGGGCGTCCCTGCCAGGGGGCGCCTTCTTCGTTTGGGAGTCATCTATATAATTCCCATATGTTTTGGGTCCTTCCTGGCCCTCCGCAAGCCGCGGGCATTTCGCGTCGCGGCATTTCTCCAGCCTGACGACTTTTCAGAAGCCTTCACTTCGCTTCAGAAGGCTGTGAAGCGGGAGACGTGATGACGCCTGCCGTCGTGTCGAAGGGCGAGTTCGCCCGTCTCTGCGATGTGAGCCCGACACGGGTCGGGCAGTGGCTTCGCGAAGGCAAGCTCGGCCCCGAGGCGTTGGAAGGTGAGGGGCGCTTCGCGCGGATTCGCGTTGACGAAGCCCGCCGCCAGCTGCGCCTCACCATCGACACGGCTCAGCGCTTCGGCAACGGCATCACCACGAAACTCGACGATGATTTGCCGTTGGCGCCGGCCACGCGCGCCGGCGATCCGATCGCCGACCAGATCAAGCTGCAGAAGCTGGAGCAGATCCGGTACGCCAACCGTCGGGCGGCCGAGGAGGAGCTGGCCCGTCAGGGGCTCTACGTCCGGGCCGACCAGACCTCGGCGGCGATGGCCAAGCTGGGCGCCGGCCTGCTCAACGTGTTCGAGGGGGCCATGGGCGACCTGGCCCAGGCGGTCGCCGCCAAGTTCGAGCTGCCCCAGCGCGACGTGCTCCATCTCCTGCGGACCGAGTTCCGCGCCGTGCGGGTCAAGGCCGCGGCGGCGACCCGCAAGCACGCCGAGCACCTGCCCGGCCTGATCGACGACCAGGTGCTCGAGGCCTCCGACCCGGTCCAGGGCGAAGCCTAAATGGGCATCCAGCTGGCGAACGCCGAGCGCCTGGCGATGGACGCCATGGCCCAGGCGCTCGAACCGCCGCCCTCGGTCGACTATCTCCAGTGGGCCGAGGACAACATCGTCTTCACCCAGCGGGAGAGTCCGCAGCCCGGCCCCTACAACCGCAACCTCTTCCCCTATTTCGACGAACCCCTGCGCGCCGCCAGTGGCGAGGATCCCTGCCGGATCATCACCCTGGCCATGAGCGCCCAATGCGGCAAGACCACCTGGGCCAACATCTTCTGCCTTGGCTCCCTGGCCATGGACCCCGGCGACTTCCTCTACGTCCACCCGACCGACGACAACGGCCGGCGCTGGAGCAAGATGAAGCTCTCGCCCATGCTCAAGGCGACCACCAGCCTCAACCACCTCTTCCCGCAGAAGGCCCGCGATGGGTCGGACAGCGTGATGTACAAGGAACGCATCGACGGCCGCGGGGCCATCCAGATCAGCGGGGCCAATTCGCCGGCGTCGCTCTCCCAGGTGACCATGAAGCGCCAGGTCCAGGACGACCTGGCCAAATGGGAGATGAACAGCGCCGGCGACCCGGAGGCCCAGGCCGACAGCCGCTCCCAGGCCCACGAATTCGCCAAGATCGTCAAGCTCTCGACCCCGCTCGTTCTGCCTGGCTGCCGGATCACCCGCTCGTTCGAGGCTGGCAGCCAGGAGTATCCCGAGGTCCCCTGTCCCCATTGCGAGCAGTACCAGGTGCTCGAGTGGGACAACATGCACGCCCAGCTCGACGAGTCGAAGCCGGAGGACGCCTGTTTCGCCTGCGTCGGCTGCGGCGCCCTGATCCAGGAGCACGACCGGCCATGGATGCTGGCTCGGCTCCGCTGGGTGGCCAAGAACCCGGCCATGAAACGGGTCCATCGCTCGTTCTGGCTGTGGAGCGCCTATAGCGTCCTGCAATCCTGGGAAGGCATCGCCCGCCGGTGGCTCGCCGCCAAGGGCGACCCCTCCAGCGAACAGACCTTCTTCAACGACGTCGTCGGCCAGGCCTGGCGCGCCCAGGGCGAGGCGGTTCCCTGGGAGACCCTGCGCGATCGGGCGGCCGAGAGCACCTATGTGCGCGGCCAGATCCCCGCCGGCGCCCTGCTGCTGACCTTGGGCGTCGACTGCCAGGGTGACCGCGTCGAATGGCAACTGGTCGGCTGGGGCCCCAATTGGCGGCGCTGGATTATCGAAGTCGGCGTGTTTCCGGGTCACATCACCGAGGCCCGCTGCATCGCCGCCCTGGACGGGCTGCTACTCCAGACCTGGCCCAACGCCTCCGGCCAGAGACTTCCCGCCGACGGCCTCGCGATCGACGGCAACGCCTGGACCGAGGACGTCTGGAGCTGGGCGCGCCGCCATCCGGCCAATCGGGTGATGATGGTTCGCGGCGTCGCCTCCGAAGCCGCGCCGCTCTTGGCCCGGGTCAAGAAGGAACGGTCCAAGGACGGCAAGCTGCTGCGCTACAGCCGCCGGTTCTTCAATTTCGGCACCTCGGTGCTCAAGCTCGCCCTCTATCGGAACCTGGCCAAGACCGATCCGCTGGAGGCTGGCTACATCGGGCTGCCCAAGGGCCTGGAGGACGAGTTCTTCCGCCAGCTGACGGCCGAACGCCGCCTGGGTGTCAAACGGCGCGACGGATTCACCGCCTACGCCTGGGTCAAGGATCCCGGCCAGGCCAACGAAGGCCTCGACAGCCACCTGCAGGCCGAGGCCGCCGCCATACGCCTGGGCGTCCGTTCCCTCCCCGACGCGATCTGGGCCCGGTATGCCGCCGAGCGGGAGATCCCGCCGGCGCATCCGCAACTCGATCTCGAAGACCTCGCCGGCGAACGGCGTTCGCCCCAACCCGATACGAGGCCGCCGATGAACGTCCCGGCTGGGATCCGCCCAGCCGGCGACCGGCCCCGCATCCGCCTCGCCTGATCGGAGGACGTCCATGGGCTGCAGTCCGATCTCGGCCCAGTTCTACGGCGTTCCCACTCAGACCCTGCAGACCTGGCTGACCAATGCCCAGCAGGCGCTTCAGGACCTGACCACGGGGGGCAAGCTCGAGGTCGCCGCCTATACCCAGGGCGACGGCTCCAAGTCGGTCACCTACACCCGCGCCAATCTCGGCGAGCTGCAGGAACGCATCAACGCCCTGGCCCAGGCGCTGTCCGGCGGCCAGGTCGGCCGCCGGCGGCCGGTGAGGCCGCTATACCTGTGACCGACGTCAAGATCCTGGGGGCCGACGGCCTGCCGATGAAGGCCGCGCCCACCCGCGCCTCCATGCTGGCCGGCGCCAATGTCGGCTATGGCACGCCCTATGACGCCGCCAACGTCACCGATGATCATTCCGCGGCCTGGCGCCCCTACCTCTGGTCGGCCGACGCCCAGCTCAACATCTACCGCGACCGCATTGTCGCCCGGGCCCGAGATCTCGCCCGCAACGACGGCTGGGCCTCGGGCACCGTCACCCGCCTGCTGGATAACGCCATCGGCGCGTCATTCCGGCCGATCTCCAAGCCCGATCACCGCGCCCTGCGCGCCTATACCGGCATTTCCGGCTTTGACGCCCAGTGGGCCGAGGACTATGGCCGCGCGGTCGACGCCCACTGGCGCGCCTGGGCCGAGGACGAGATCGGCAAATACTGCGATGTCGAGCGCAAGAGCTGGATGTCGCTGCTGTTCGGCATCGCCTTCCGCCACCTGCTGATCGACAACGACGCCCTGGCCGTGCTGCAGGAACGGCCCGAGCGGGTCGGCCTGGGCGGCGCCCGCTACGATCTCTGCGTCCAGCTGATCGATCCCGATCGCCTTTCGAACCCGCAAAACGTCTTCGACAAACGCTATCTGCGCGGCGGCGTCGAGATCGACGATGATGGCGCGGCTGTCGCCTATCACATCCGCAAGGCCCACCAGGGTGACTGGTGGGCGGCGGCCGATGCGGTCACCTGGCAGCGGATTCCGCGCGAGACGCCCGATGGTCAGCCGATCGTCGTTCATTATTGGGAGCCGTCGCAGGCGGGGGAGCATCGCGGGGGCGCCGGGATCTTCACCCCGGTGCTCAACCGCATGCGGATGCTGCTGAAATACGATGGCGCCGAGCTCGACGCGGCGCTGATCAACGCCTTCTTCGCGGCCGTGGTGGAGAGCCCGTTCGACCACGAATTGCTCGGCGAAGCGCTGGGCGAAGGCAACGCCGCGCCGCTGCTGGCCTACCAGGCCGAGCGCGCCCAGTTCCACGAAGAGCGCCGGCTGATGCTCAACGGCTCCAAGGTGATCACGACCTATCCCGGCGAAAAGCTGGAGATCGTCAAGTCGGAACGACCGAACCCGAACTACCCGCAGTTTCAGGCCGCCTTCCTGCGCAACATCGCCCAGGCGACCGGGGCCAGCGCGACCCAGGTCAGCGGCAACTGGGGCGAGATGAACTATTCCAGCGCCCGGGCCGAGCTGCTCGAGGCCTGGAAGACGACCCAGCGCCGCCGCGCGAATTTCGGGTCGGGTTTCGGCCAGATGATCCGCGCCGCCTGGCTCGCCGAGTGCATGGCCGTCGACGATCTGCCGCTGCCGGCCGGCGCGCCGGACTATCTCGAGTGCCGCGCCGCCTATGCCCGCTGCAGCTGGATGGGCCCGGGCCGGGGCGTCATCGACTCGGTCCAGGAGCGCAAGGGCTCCGTCCTCGGCATGGACGCCGGCCTCACCACCCTGCAGGCCGAGGCCGCCGAAAGCTCGGGCGAGGACTATGAGGATATTCTCGACCAGCGCGCCCGGGAGATCGACGGGTTCAAACGCCGTGGCCTCGACGTGCCGACCTGGGCCAATATGAACGCCGAGCCGGTGCCGGCCGAGCGCACGACCGAGCCCGTATGAGCCGGCTCCCGCGCCTGTCGCAGCGCTTGTTCAATGTCCCGCTGATGATCCATCCCCGCAAGGCGGAGGTGGTCGTGGCGGCCCTGTTCGAACGGCTCGGCGTCGCTTCCATGCTTCGGCTTGAGGGCGACCACACCGTGGTCGTGCCGATGGCGTTTGACGAAGACGACGATTTCGCGACCCCTGGCAAGACGCGGCCTTGGCCCGACACCGGCTACGATCTCCTCGGCGATTGCGCGGTGATTCCGATCAGCGGCACCTTGGTGCAGAAGAACGAGACCGTTCGGCCCTATAGCGGGATGACCGGCTACGACGGCATCCGCCAAGCTCTGGCCCTGGCCCTCGACGACCCGGCCGTCTCTAGGATCGCGCTCGATATCGACTCGCCGGGCGGCGAAGTGGCCGGCTGTTTCGATCTGGTGGATAGCATCTACGGCGCCCGGGGCGACAAGCCGATCTGGGCGATTCTCAACGAAATGGCCTTCAGCGCCGCCTACGCGATCGCCTCGGCGGCGGATAGGATCGTGGTTCCCCGCACCGGCGGCACCGGATCGATCGGCGTCATCTGCATGCACGTCGATTTCTCGAAAGCCTATTCGGACGCGGGCCTAAAGGTCACCTTCATCACTTCGGAAGGCGCCGACCGCAAGGCGGACGGCCATCCGGAAATTCCACTGAGCGCCGAGGCCCTGGCCGCCATCCAGGCCGATATCGATGCGATGGGCGCGCTGTTCTACGACACGGTCGCGCGCAATCGCGGCCTCGCCTCGACCGGCGTGCGGGATCTCGCCGCCGCCACCTTCCTGGGCGCCAAGGGCGTCGACGCCGGCCTGGCCGACGCCGTCATGGCCCCCGACGCCGCCTTCCGCGCCCTCCTCACTGTCTGACCCTCAAAAGGACCGACCCCATGTCGTTCAAGACCTCCCTGCGCACCGCCACGGCGGCCACGCCTTTCGCCCATCTCCTGGGCATCCAGGCCAAGAAGGCCACCCGCGTCGAGGACGACAAGCCCGAGGAAGACGCCGAGGAACCAGAAGAAGACGACACGTCGGCCGCGGCGCCCGGCGCCGAAACCGACGACGACGACACGACGGAGGAAGACAAGGACGGCAAGAAGGGCAAGAAAGCCAAGAAGGCCAAGGCGTCCGACGACGAGGAGTGCGCCGAGGAGGACGACGAGGACGAAGACGTCGCCAAGGCGGCCAAGGCCGGTCGAGCGTTCGAGCGGGCCCGGTGCGAGGCCATCTTTGCCGCGCCGGAGGCGACTGGCCGTCCCCACGTTGCCGCCCACCTGGCCTTCAAGACCAACATGAGCCCGCGCGCGGCCATCGATCTGATGTCGGCCACCGCCGTGGGCGCGATCGCCGAGCTCTCCACCGGCCGCGCCCGTCAGGCGCGTCCCCGCGTCGACCTTGGCGACGGCGGCGCGCCGGCTCCGCAGGCCCTGACGACCGCCCAGCAGATCGTACTCGCCGGCAAGAAGCGCCGCGGCGAAGCCTAAGCCGCTCACCCCGCCCCCCGCGCGAGCGGGATCAACCCCTCTTAGGATCCGACCCCCATGACCCTCAGCGTCACCAGCATTGGCGATAACCAGCAGGCGCCCGGCATCACCGCAGACGTCTATCTGCCCGATCAGCTGATCGCCGGCGATCTCAAACTCGTCAGCGACAGTGTCACCATCACCGGCGGCGCCGACCTGGTGCGCGGCTCGCTGCTGGGTATGGTTGCTCTCAGCGTGCCGACCACGGGCACCGCCACCGGCGGAAACACCGGCAACGGCACCATCACGGCCGTTTCCGCCGGCGCCAAGACCAAGATCGGGACCTATACGATCCGGTTCACCGGCGCGACGGCCTACACCATCGTCAATCCCAACGGCATCGAGCTGGCGCCGGGGACGGCCGCCGGCGCCTACACCGACGCCGAGCTCAACCTCACCTTCACCGCCGGCGGCACGCCCATGGCGGCGGGCGATAGCTTTACGGTCGCCGTGGCGGCCGGATCGGGAAGCTACAAGCTCTCGGCGACCGCGGCGACGGACGGATCGCAAAATCCGGTCGCGGTCCTGGCGGACGCGGCGCTCTGCGCCACCAACGGTGCGGACCAGACCTGCGGCATCTATCTGATGGGCGAGTTCAACTCCAACGCCATGACCTTCGGCACGGGCTGGACGGCCGCGTCGGCCAAGGCCGCTGTGCCCCCCGGCATCTACATCAAGATCGAAGCTTCCGATCTGACCGCGACCGACCCCTCCTAACTTCCAAGCCTTCCCTTCAATCCCTCGCCACGCCGTCCGGCGGGGCCTTTCCGGAGAACACGCCCATGCCTGGCGGCAACCTGATTTACGACACCAACACCCTCGTCCAAGTGGTGCCGAATCTGAAGACGGCGCAGACCTTTCTGCTCGACAGGTTTTTCCCGAACATCGTGACGAGCGACTCGGAGTTCGTGTCGATCGATATCGACATCGGCAAGCGCCGCATGAGTCCGTTCGTCAGCCCCCTGGTCGAGGGAAAGCTGGTCGAGCAGCGTCGTTACCAGACCAACATCTTCAAGCCCGCCTACATCAAGGACAAGCGGGCGCCGGACCTGCGCAAGCCGGTCCGCCGGATGATCGGTGAGCGGATCGGCGGCGACCTCTCTGGCGCCGAGCGCGAGATGGCCAATCTCGAATTCGAGATGACCGATCAGGTCGACATGCTGCAGCGGCGGCTGGAGTGGATGGCCGCCCAGGCCCTGATCAGCGGCACGGTGACCATCGCCGGCGACGGGTTTCCGTCCGTCGTGATCGATTTCGGGCGCAGCGCGGCCCTGACGGTCGCGCTTACCGGCGCCAATGTCTGGGGCGATTCCTCGCACCTCACAGCGGCCGGGACCGACACGAAGCCGACGTCGGATATCGAGGTGTGGCAGAGCCTGATCCTGAAGAATTCCGGGGCCGTGGCGACCGACATCATCTTCACCACCACCTCGTGGAAGCTCTTCATCAATTCCACCTTCGCCCAGGGCGCTATTCAGTTCCCGGCGCTCGGCACCTTCGGAAACCAGATCAATCCTGGCGCCCAGATCGCCAAGGGAGCGATCTACAAAGGCCGCTGGGGGCAATACGATCTGTGGCTCTACAACGACTGGTACGTCGACAGCACGAACACCGAGCAGCCGATGATCCCGGACAAGACGGTGCTGATGACCGGGCCGGACCTGATGGGCACGCGCGCCTTTGCCCAGATCCTGGATCCCGCGTTCAACTACGGGCCGATGCCCTATGCGCCCAAGACCTGGGTGAGCGAGGATCCCGCGCAGCGGTACATCATGATGCAGTCGTCTCCCCTCGTGATCCCCAGTCGCGCGAACGCGTGCTTCGCCGCCACGGTCGCCTAGCGCCGTCAGGCGTTAATCGGGCGGCTCTGGTCGTCTTTTCACAAGCAGAATAGGAGCCGCCGAAATGGCGCAAGAGAAGGTATCAAGGGACGGTCTCGCCGAGGCGGTCGTGCGGCGTGGAACGGTTGTTTGGGGGGGCGACCCCAAATCTGTCGACACCGGCATGAAAGACCAGCACGGCAATCCGATCTGGCGTTTCGAAGAGGGCGCCGCCGTCCATTCCGGCCCTGGAGAAACGGTCCGCCTTCCCCAGGCCGATGTCGATCGCCTGCGCGATCTTGGCTTCCTGGTCGATCCCGCCGGCCCCGTTATCAAGACCGGCCTGGGCCCGAGCTATGATCTCGAGGATGGCCAGCCCGTTATCGCTGAGGCCTGACCCTTCATGATCGACTGGGACGGGCTCGTCCTCGCGCCCCTCATGGGCGTCTTCGGCGAGACCGTCCGGCCGATCTACACGCCGGTGATCGCCGGCGGCGCGCCCTACGGTATCGATGGCGTCTTCGATCGCGCCTACCATGAGGTCACCCTCCTGGACGACGCCTCGAGCGCCAACACCCTGAGTCCGTGCCTGGGTGTGCGGCTGGCCCAGTTCGCGGCCGAGCCTCAGCCGGGCGACACGGTCTATATCGCCAGCGTCGACCTGACCTTCGTGATCCGCGATGTGCGGCCGGACGGTCACGGCTCGGCTAAGCTGATGCTGATGCTGAGCGCATGACCACCAAGGGCGAAATCCGCGACCTGGTGGCCCGGATCCTCGACGGCTCGACGGACGCCGGCATCGAGGTCTATACGCCGAGCGACTGGCCGACCTGGCAGAACGACTATCCGGTGATCCTGGTCAGCTGCCCGCGCGAGGAGAAGATCTCGACGGGCGGCCGGGGTACCGTGGAATTCACCGTCGTGGCCACGATCCGCATCGTCGCCAAGGTGCAGATGAAGGCCTACCGCGCCGACCTGGGCGCGACGATCGCCGAGGGCATCCTCGAGGGGCTCGAGGGCCAGATCCAGCGTCTGGTGATCAACAACCCGACGCTGATGCGCAAGCTCTCCCAGATCCCGTCGGTGGAATCGCGCATCGCCGTCAACGCCGAGGGCGAGCAGCATTTGGCCGAACTGGCCCTGGAAATCGGCTGCGAATTCTACCAGGGCCCCGAGGACTTCTACGACCCCGATGGCGTCGAGCTGACGACGATCACGGTGACGACCGCGCCCGAGGTGATCAACACCTCGGGCAATCCCGACGCGTCCCTCTACATCACCCTGCCGCAACCCCCGCCGGAGACACCCTAGATGCGCGTCATTCCCGCTCCCGGTCTCCAGTTCCGCGACCCCCGCACCAAGCGGCTGATCCCGCCCGAGGGCGTGGATGTCGAGCCGACCAACCTCGATTTCGTCCGCGCCCTGGAGTGCGGCGACGTCGTCGAGGTCAAGGCGGGGCCGGCGGCTAAAACCGATGGAGCCGCCCAGTGACCATTCCCTTCCAGAATATCCCGGCGAACCTCCGCGTTCCGCTCTTCTTCGCCGAGGTCAACAACAGCCAGGCCAATACCGATCAGCAGACCCAACGGGCGCTGATCATCGGCCAGATCACCTCCTCGGGCATCGCCGTTCCCAACACCCCGGTCGTCAGCATGAGCGCCGGCGATGGCGCGGTCAAAGGCGGACAGGGATCGCACCTGGACGCGATGACCAGGGCCTACCGGGCCAACGACACCTTTGGCGAGCTCTGGTATCTGCCCCTTTCGGACGCGGTCGGCGCGACGGCGGCGTCAGGCGCCATTGTCATCACCGGCACGGCGACGTCCGCCGGGACCTACAGCCTCTATATCGCCGGCCAGCTGATCAGCGTGCCGATCGCCAGCGGCACCACGGCGGCGGCTGCGGCCACCGCGCTCTTCAACGCCATCAACGCCGTCGGCGCCCTGCCGGTTACGGCCACCAACGGCACGGCCGGCACGGTGACGATCACCGCCAAGAACGCCGGCCTCTGCGGCAACGATATCGATATCCGCTTCAACTATCTGGATGTCCGCGGCGGCCAGACCTATCCCCCGGGCCTGACGGCGGCCGTGACCGCCATGAGCGGCGGCGCGACGAATCCAAACCTGACCACCGGCCTCGCCAACCTGGTCGACCGGCCTTACGACTTTATCATCAGCCCCTACACCGATCCGGCCTCGATCGCGGCGATCACCGCCTTCCTGTCGGACACCACGGGCCGGTGGAGCTGGGAGACCCAGGTCTACGGCCACTGCTTTATCGCCTATCGTGGCAGTCCCGGCGGCCTCACCAGCTTCGGCGCCGGGCTGAACGATCAGCACCTCACCTGCATGGGCTTCTGGGGCTCGCCGTCGCCGAACTTCGCCTGGGCGGCCGCCGTCGCCGGCGCGGTCGCGGTCTCGGTGCGCGCCGATCCCGCGCGCCCCCTGCAGACCCTGACGATCAACGGCGTGCTGGCGCCGCCGATCGTCTCGCGCTTCTCGCTCTCGACCCGAAACGCCCTGCTCTATGACGGCATAAGCACCTTCACGGTTCAGCAGGGCGGCCTGTGCGCCATCGAGAACCTGATCACTACCTACCAGCTGAACAGCTTCGGGCAGCCGGACAACAGCTATCTCGAGGTGGAGACCATGTTCACCCTGATGAGCGTGCTGCGCACCCTGGCCGCCGCGGTGACCAGCAATTTCGCGCGCGTCAAGCTGGCGGCCGATGGCACCCGGTTCGCGCCGGGATCGGGGATCGTCACCCCCAACATCATCCGGGCCTTCCTGATCGCCCAGTACCGGACGCTGGAATACAATGGCCTGGTCCAGGGCTCGGACGTGTTCGCCGCCAATCTGATCGTGCAGCAGAACGCCACCAATCCCAACCGGATCGACGTGCTGTGGCCGGGCATCCTGATCAACCAGCTGCGGATCTTCGCCCTGCTGGCCCAGTTCCAGCTGATCGTGCCGGCCAGTCCCGGCGGCTCGGCCAGCTCGGCCGCCCTGGCCTGACCTCAACCCCTTTAAGGATCGTCGCCCATGGCGGACAACACCAACCGGCTTGCCGGCACGGCCAGCCTGACCGTGGACGGCCAGAGTTACGCCCTGCGCGGCGAGTTCGGCTATCGCGTCTCCACCGTCACCCGCGAGACCATCAACGGCCTTGACGGCGTGCACGGCTACAAGGAGCTACCGATCCCCGGGCAGATGGTCGCCACCCTGACCGACGCCAGCGACCTCTCGGTCGCCTCCCTCAATTCAATGACCAATGTCACGGTGATCGCCGAGCTGGCCAACGGCAAGACGATCGTCGGCCGGGGCATGTGGACGGTCGAGGCTCAGGAGGTGAAGAGCGTCGACGCCATGGTCGAGGTGAAGTGGGAAGGCGTCGACGTCAGCGAGAACTAGGCGAACGCCGTTCGCCGCTCGCGCTCTCTCGCAAGGCTTGAATCATGACCGCTGACGATCTGCCCGACACCCTGACGATCACGCTGCGCAAGCCGATCGAGATCGCCGGGATCACCTATGACCGGCTCGAGCTGCGCGAGCCGACCGCCGGCGAGATGAAGAAGCTGGAAGGCAAGACCGGCACCACGGCGACGATCGATCTGCTGTTCATGGTTACGGGCGTGCCGATCGGCGCCCTCGACAAGCTCGGCGTCCGGGACCTGAGAAAGGCGACCGATTATCTGGAGGCTTTTTTTACCGACGGCCCGTCGATTGGCGGGCCCGGCTAGGCTTGGCGGCCGAACGGTTCGGTTGGGGCCCTGACGTGCTCCTTTCCATGACCTGGACCGAGCTGACCTGGTGGCTGGATAGCTGATGGCCAATAAGTTCCAGATCGAGATCACCGGGCGGGACAAGACCGGCGCGGCGATCAAGTCGGTCAACGACAATTTTGACAAGCTGGCCCGCGGCACGCCGCTCGATAAGGTCAACCGGGCCTTCCGGGGCATCCAGGACAAGGGCAAGGCCTTCGGCGGCATCGCCCGATCGTTCACGACCCTGGGCGACTCGGCGAAGATCGCCGGCGGCGGGATCGAGGAAGCCGCTGGCGGTCTCGGCGCTCTGGGCGCCGCGGCCGGCGTCGCCGGCCTGGTGACGGTCGGTGTGGGCGTGGCCCTCGGCGAGGCGGCCAACAAGGCCTACCAGTTCGAAAAGGATTTCAGCGCGGCCGGCGCGACCGTCGGCCGCACGGCGGCGGCGATCGGAATCTCGACCTATCAGTTGCAGCAATTCCAACTGGCCGGCCAGCGGGCAGGCGTGTCGGCCGAAGCCATGAGCGAGGCCCTGACGGGCATCGGCACGGCGATGCAGGACGCCGTCAGCGGCCGCAACCAGGACGCCCTGGCCTTGATAAACAAGCTGCACATCCAGGTGCATCGCCTCAAGGACGGCAGCATCGACAGCGCCCGAGGCATGCTCGACCTTTCGGTGGCGATGAAGAATTCCAATCCCGAGACCCAGCGCATGCTGGTCAGTATCTTCGGCGTCGCCGGCGCGCTCAATTTCATGAAGGAAAGCTCTCGGCAGCAGCAGGCCCAGCTCGCCGCCGCCGCCGCGTCCGGCGCGATCAAGACCGACCAACAGATCAAGGACGAGACCCGCTTTCAGGTCTCGATCGCGGCGACCAATGAAAAGTGGCACGCCCTTCTCAATACCTTCTCCGAGCGCTTGATCATTCCCTGGCTGCAGCCGACCGTAGACGAGATCGGCAAGCTGCTGGGCTACCTCGATCAGCTGCTGGGCGGTGGCGCCAAGGCGAACGCGGCGATCTACCGTCACCAGCATGCGCTGTGGGGCGTCGCGGGCCTGAGTCCGCTCGGCGTGGCGGCTGGGGCGCTGTCGGATCCCGGCGGCGTGTTTGGCGACAAGCTGCCAGGAGGGAAGGGCGCCGGCGCTTCGTCGCCGATCGGCGCCACGACGGCCGCGCTCAGCGACAAAGGCAAGCAGGCCCTGGCCTTCTTCCAGTCGCAGGGCTGGACGCCGGCCCAGGCGGCGGGGATCGTCGCCAACCTGGCGACCGAAAGCGGGTTCAACACCCACGCCGTCGGCGACTCCGGCCGCGCGCTCGGCATCGCCCAGTGGCACCCGGATCGCCAGGCGGCGTTCGCCCAGCTGTTCGGTCATTCCGTGGGCATGGCCTCGTTCGAGGAGCAGCTGAAGTTCGTCCAGTACGAACTGACCCAGGGCGTCCGGAAATTCGCCGGCGACCATCTCCGCCACGCGCAAGACGCGGCGACTGCCGGGGCCACGGTCTCCAAGTTCTACGAAGGCCCGCGCGACGTGCAGGGCGAGATGAACCGGCGCGCCGCCCTGGCCGACCACATCGTGCACGTCGAGATCAATATGAAGAACGCGCCGCCCACCACCACGGTCGTGGCCAGGAGCTCGAGCCCCCGGGTGACCACGGGCGCCACGGTCACGCCCAGCCTTGCCGGAGCGTCGGTATGAGCGACGACTACAGCGCCGCCACCACGGTCAGCGAGCTGGTGATCACCGGCAAGCCGCCGGTCCCGACCCGGATCGACGGCCTGCAGCAGGCCTCCTGGCGGGGCGTTCCCTTCGCGGTCCTCGCCGGCGACGGTCAATTCGGCCGCCGCGTCGCCGTCCACGAATATCCCTTCCGCGACAAGCCCTGGGTCGAGGACCTGGGCCGCAGCGCGCGCAAGATCAACCTGGTCGGCTTCCTGATCACCGATTCCGCGGTCTACGGCGGCGGCGACGCCATCGCCCAGACCGAGCAGATGATCGCCGCGGCCGAGACCTCCGGCTCGGGGATCCTGATCCATCCGACCCTCGGCAGCCTCACGGTCAGCCTAGTGGCGCCCCTGGCGGTACTGGCGCGCTGGGACAATGGCGTCCGCTATTTCGAGCTCAATTTCCAGTTCATCGAATCCGGCGATGCGACCTTTCCGGCGTCCACGGCCAACACCGGCGCGGCCACGGACGTGGCCGCAGGCGCGGCCGACAGCGCCGCGGCCTCCGACTTCGCCGCGGCCGTGACACCCCTCTTGCCCCTGGGCGGCCTGACGATCCAGCAGACCCTGGGCGCGGTAGGAGCCTGGGCCGGCCAGATCACCGGCCTGGCGGCCGACGCTTCGTCTCTGATGAATCTCGCCAGCGGTCTCACCGGGCCTTACGGCCGCTTCTTCAACGGGGCCAACGCTGGCGCGTTCGCGGACCTCCCCTCCACGCTCCTTGGCTCGACCACGATCGAGACCCTGGCGATCGCCGCCGCCGGCGCGCGCGCCACCGTCGCGGCGGCGGTCGCCAGCGAATCCACCCTGGCCGGTGAACTCGGGCTGCCGAACGCCTCTCCGGCCGACATGGCGACCCAGGCCCAGGCGGCGACGGCCGCGCTCGCGTCGACGGCCGCCAATCCGGCCGACGCCATTCGCACCCTGGCGACCCTGGCGGCCTATTCGGACGGCGCCGCCACGGCGATCGGGAGCGCCCTGGACGATCTGCATCATCGCGCGGCCGTGGTCGCCATGGCCCGGGCCAGCGCCCTCTATCAACCCACCAGCTACAATGACGCCGCCGCCGTGCGCACCTTGGTGGCGGGCGCCCTCGACACCGAGATCACCGTCGCGGGAGACGAGGGCGACGACGCCAGCTTCAACGCCCTACGGGCGCTCCGGGTCGCCGTCGTCCAGGATCTGACCGCGCGCGGCGCGACTCTGGCGCCGATGATCGAGGTCGATACGCCTTCCCCGTTGCCGGCGCTCGCCTTGGCCCAGCGCCTATACCGCGATGGCGGCCGCTCCGACCAACTGGTCGCCGAGGCCGATCCGATCCACCCGCTCTTCATGCCTACCCAGTTCTACGCCCTGGCGGCCTGATGGCCGATGACACCACCATCACCATCGGCGGCAATACGCTCTCGGGCTGGACCGAGGAGCGGATCACCCGGCGGATCGAGGGCTGCCCGAACGATTTCGACCTGGCGCTGACCGAGCGCTATCCAGGGGAAGCGGACGCCTTCGTCATCCAGGGCGGGGATCCGTGCACGGTCTCGATCGGCGATGATGTGGTCCTCACCGGCTACGTCGACCGCTACGCCCGCTCCTACTCCGCAGGCGATCACAAGGTGAGCGTCTCTGGCCGGGGCAAGACCCAGGACCTGGTGGACTGCTCGGCCGAGTGGCCGACCGGCCAGATCAGCGGCGCCAATGTGCTGGAGATCGCCACCAAGCTGGCCAAACCCTACGGGATCACCGTCACCTGCCTCGGCGATCCGGGACCGGCAATCCCGCAGTTCAACCTGACCCTGGGCGAGAGCGCCTACGACATCATCGAGCGGATCTGCCGCTACGCCGGGCTGCTGGCCTATGAGGGAACCGACGGCAACCTGATCCTGGCCAACACCCAGTCGACCCAGGCCGCCAGTGGATTCACCGAGGGCGTCAATGTCCAGGCGGCGCATGTTCTCTCGGCCATGGATCAGCGGTTCAGCGCCTACGTCTGCTTCCTGATGTCGATGGACGTGCTCGAGGACAGCGGCCAGGGCGGCAATCAGTTCGCGTCGGTGCCCGATATCAACGTTCCGCGCCATCGCCTGACCTATCTGATCGCCGAGGCCGGCGGCGGCGGCCAGGACATCTGCGCCAAGCGGGCCAAGTGGGAGGCGGCGCGGCGCTGGGGGCGCGGCTACTCAGCCCAGATCATCGGCGATTCCTGGCGCGACTCCGCCGGCGCGCTTTTCGCTCCCAACACTCAGGTTCCCATCAGCCTGCCAAACCTCAAGCTCGACGGCGTCACCTGGACGATCGGCGAGATCACCTATCGCCGGGGCATGGACGGCACAACGGTCGAGGCGACCTGCATGAACCCCAGCGCCTTCACGCCCGAGCCGATCCTGCTGCAGCCGACCTTCATGGACGTCAACACGTCGCCCACGACGCCGGCGACATGACCCCGGAAACCATTCGCGCCGCCCGGCGCATCGTCTTCACCGTCTCGCGAGGCAAGATCACTCTCGTCGACGATACCGGGGTGATCCAGAAGCACCAGGTGGACTATGGACCTCAGGGGCCGGACGGGTCGCTTGGCCTGCGCGACAATACGCCGATGATGTCGATCTTCGGCTTCACGTCGAATCCGCCTCTTGGCGCCGACGTGGTGAGCCTCTTCGTCGGCGGCGACCGGTCCAACGGCGTCAGTCTCGGCAACAACCACCAGCCCTCGCGGCTGACCGGCCTGCAGCCCGGCGACAGCGCCCAGTACGACGTGCGCGGCGCCTACGTGAAGCTGACCGAGGCCGGCCTGACGGTCGACGCCGCCGGCAATGATGTCGTTCTCCAGAATTACGGCACCGTCACCGTCATGGGGGGGACAGTCATCGTGCAATCCGACGACGTTTCCCTGGGTGACACCGGTGGCCCGGCCGTGGCCCGGGTGGGCGACAGCGTGTCGGGCGGGGTGATCACCTCGGGCTCGAGCAAGGTCACTTGCGCCTAGGCCATGGCCGACATCACCACGGTCTGGGACCAGACGAATGGCGACTGGGCGATGGCGGGCGCGGATCTGCTCGCCGGCGACGATCTCACCACGGCGGTCCTGATCAGCCTCTTCACCGACCAGACGGCCACGCCCGACGATCCAGTCCTGGACGCCTCGGGCGATCCGCGCGGCTGGTGGGGGGACCTGGGGGCCGACCAGCCGATCGGCTCGAAGCTCTGGCTCTACGATCGCTCGAAGCAGACCTCGGCGGTGCTCGCCGGCGTGCGCGATGCGGCGCGGCAGGCCCTGCAGTGGTTGATCGACGATGGCGTCGCCCAGGCCGTCCAGGTGTTCGCCGCCTGGATCCAGGGCGGATTCCTGGGCCTGCAGGTCATCATCACCCAGGCGAACGGCCAGAACGCCACCTTGAGCTTCCAGACGGCGTGGCAGGGAGTCGCATGATTTGCCTTTCTCCCGGCCGACCCTCACCCAGCTGCGCGCCCAGGCCGCGGCGGATATCGCCTCGAATCTGCCGGGCGCCGACGCCCTCCTAAGGTTCTCCAATCTCGGCGTCCTCGGCCAGGTCCTCGCGGCCATGGCCAATGGCCACTACGGCTTTCTCGACTGGATCGCCCAGCAGGCCGTCCCCTTCACGGCCACCGGCGAGTTTCTCGAAGGCTGGGCGGCGCTCAAGGGGGTCATTCGCTCGCCCGCGACGCCGGCGACCGGGTCAGCCACCTTTGCGGGCGTCAACGGCAGCGTGGTTCCGGCCGGGACGAACGCCGTTCGCGGCGATGGCGAGACCTATGTGACCACGGCCGACGCCACCGTCGCGGGTGGATTCGTCACGCCGCCCTTTACCGATACGACCCCGGGCTCGGCCGGTAATTGCGCCGCCGGCGTGGTTCTCACCCTCGGGAGCGCCGTGCCGGGGGTCCAGTCCGGCGGCGTCACGGCCGGACCCTTCACCGGCGGCTCGGACGTCCAGACCGATGCGCAGCTGCGCACCCAGATGCTGCAGGCCTACGCCGCCCCGGCCCAGGGCGGGGATCTCGCCGACTATGTCACCTGGGCGCTGGCCGTGCCGGGCGTCACCCGGGCCTGGAACGCCGGAACCGCGCCAGGCGAAGGCAAGGTCCTGGTCTATTTCATGATGGACTCTTCCGAGAGCGCCTATGGCGGCTTTCCGCAGGGGACCAACGGGGTCGCGGCGAACGAGACCCGGGATACGCCGGCGACCGGCGACCAGCTGGCCGTCGCCAACTATATCTATCCGATCCGGCCGGTGACCGCCCTGGTCTACGCCGCCGCGCCGATCGCCAATCCGATCGCCCTGACGATCGCCGGGATCTCCGGCGCCTCGACCACGGTCAAGTCGGCGATCGCCGCCGCCTTCGCCACCGCCATTCTGGACCAGGCGGCGCCGGGCGGCGTCACCGACAGTCAGGGCAATCCCATCGGCCAGGTGGATCTCTCCTATATCGAGGCCGCCATCGCCCAGGTCGCCGGCACGGCCGGGTTCGTCATCACCTCGGTCAGCTGTCCCTTCGGCACGGTCACGCCCGGCGGGGACGGGAACATCACCTCGAATTCCTGCTATCTCGCCACCGCGGGGGTCATCACCTATGTCTGACCGCTTCGCGATCCGGCTCCGAGCCGCGTTTCTGGCGCTCTTCCTGTTCATCGGTCGCCCAGCCCATGCCACGGGCAGCGAGACCCTCAACCAGCTGCAGCCGCGCGGCGCGCCGGTCTCCACTGACCTGATCCCGATCCTGCCGGTGGGCTCGACGGTCCTGAAAAGCGTGACGGTCGCGCAGCTGCAGGCCTATATCGCCAGCCTGGGCGGCGGGGTCAGCAGCGTGATCTGCGGAACCGGCATGGCTGGCGGCACGATCACCAGCACCGGCGAATGCGATCTGCTCCCCGCCTCGCCCACGACGATCGGCGGGGTGGAGAGCCTGGCGGCCGTCGCCCACAACTACCTCACCTCGATCACCACCCTGGGCGTCCCCGTCGCGGCCAGGCCTGCCTGCGCCGACCTCTCCGACATGGCGCCGAGCTGCAACACCGACACTACCAACGCCGCCAATATCACCAGCGGCAATCTGGCGATCGCCCGATTCGCCGGCGGCTCGGGCGCCTCGAGCTCGACCTGCTGGCGCGGCAACGCCACCTGGGGCGCCTGCACCGGATCCGGCGGCACGGTGAACGGTGTGACGGCCGGAACCGGCCTCACCGGCGGCACGATCACCACGACCGGCACCATCGGCCTGGCCTTTCCCTCAGCCACGACGATCGGCGGGGTGGAGAGCCTGGCGGCCAGCGCCCACAACTATCTCACCTCGATCACCACCCTGGGCGTCCCCGTCGCGGCCAGGCCGGCCTGCGCCGACCTCTCCGACATGGCGCCGAGCTGCAACACCGACGCCACCAACGCTTCCAACATCGCCAGCGGCACGCTCGCCAGCGCGCGCCTGCCGGCCATGGCCGCGCACACGCTCTGGGGGAACAATACCGGGTCCACCGCCGCGCCCTCGGCGCTGAGCGCCGCCCAGGTGGTGGCGATGCTGGCCGGCACGACCTCCGGCACCTTCGCGGCGGGCAACGATTCCCGCTTTGGCGGCCCGACTCAGGACAGCCAGAGCGGCTCCTATACCCTGGCGCTCACGGACGCCGGCGGCCAGATCTATCATCCGTCCGCCGACACCACGGCCCGCACGTGGACCATCCCGGCCAACGCCTCCGTGGCCTTCGCCATCGGCGCCAAGATCGATCTGGTGAACGATTGCGGCGCCGGCGCCGTGACCATAGCCATCACTTCGGACACCCTGGTGTGGTTCACGTCCGGAAGCACGGGCTCGCGCACGCTCAGCGCCTGCGGCGAGGCGACCCTCACCAAGATCGGCGCGACACGCTGGATCGTTACAGGGGCCGGCCTGTCGTGAAGCGTGTGGCCGCTGTTCTTGGCTTTCTGGCGTTGGCGGGATCGGCCGCCGCAGTGCCTGGCGGCTGGACCGTGATCGGCGGGATCCAGGTCGTTCATTTCTTCGCCGGCGGCGCGGGGGTGGAGACCATTCCCTCCGGCGCCAGTCAGCTGATTATCGAGACCTGGGCCGGCGGCGGAGCCGGGTCGCGCTCCACCGGCGCGCCGGAGCCGAACTGCGGGGGATCCGGCGCCAGCGGCGGCTATGCCCGCAAGACGATCGCCCTGACCTCCGCCAACTGGGGCCAGACGCTCGACTGGACGGTCGGCGCGTCGGCCTCGGCGAGCGTGGTCGCCAACGACACGCTCTCCACCGGCGTCGCCATCGGGGGCGGAGCCGGCGGCGCGGGAAACTCCATCAGCGCGGGGGTCGGCGCGGCGCCGGCCGGGGGCGACATCAACACCGCCGGACACCCGGGCGTCATTGGCTGCGGCGCCGCCGGCGGCGCGCCGATCCCGGGCCTGGCGGGGGCGGGGTTTGGCGCCGGCGGCGCCTCGGCGCCCAGCGGCGGCTTCCCCGGTAGCGCTGGCTACGGAGGAGCCGTGTCCTTCAGCTACAGCTAGGGCCCGCGCGCATGCTTGATGTCCTCCTCGTCGGCGGCGACGATATCCTGGCGGTCGAGGAAGACGACGTCCTGGCCGTCCAGACCTATGTGGCCCCGGTTCTCCCCGACGAGCCCAGCGACGGCGAGACCGCCATCGACCTGGCGATCGGGGACGGAAACAATCTGGCGGTCGACGCCAACAACGACCTGGCCGTCTCTCTCTTCACGCCGCTGGGCGACTTTGGCCAGTCCGGCGTTCCGCAGTTCTCGCCGGAGGACTATCAAGCCGCCTTCCAGGCGCTCATGCCGCGTGGACGCGTCTGGCCGAACGATCCAGGCAGCGTCCAGTCCATGGTCGCCCTGGGCCTTTCGACCACCTTCGCAAGGTCCAACGCCGCCGCCGCCGGACTCATCGTCGACGCCTTCCCGGCCACGGCGGTCAACCTGCTGCCCGAGTGGGAGGAAACCCTCGGCCTTCCCGATCCCTGCGCCGGCCCGTCGCCCACCCTGCAGGTGCGCCAGGCGCATGTGGTGGCCAAGTTCATCTCCACCGGCGGCCAGTCGGTCTCCTACTTCATCGCCCTGGCCGCCTCGCTTGGCTACCCGATCACCATCACGGAATTCACCGGCGACCAGGCCCACCACTGGCAGGTGAACGCCCCGACGGTGTCGGAATTCTATTTCCGGGCGGGCGGGGCCTCGGCGGGCGAGCCGCTGATCATCGGCGGCAACGCGGTCCTCGAGTGCGTCTTCAACGAGCTCAAGCCCGCGCACACCACGGTTTCCTTCCAGTACGGTTGACGAGGGCGCATGCAACGGATCGATTCCGCCAACGCCGTGCCGACCATGCCGGCCGTCAAACCGACGGCCGCGCCAGGCTTCTTCGAGGACACTTCAAATCCAGGCACCGTCGTCACGGCCGATTGGCTGAACGACGTCCAGGAGGAACTGCTCACCGTCATCATCGCCGGCGGCCTCACGCCCGCCAAGGGCGCCACCGACCAGCTCTACCTGGCCCTCGAGCAACTTATCGCCAACGCCACTGCGGGCGTCTCGAGCTTCAACACTCGTTCCGGCGCGGTGACGCTCACCAATGCCGATATCATCGCCGCCCTGGCGGCCGGCGCGCTGCTGAACAGCGTCCTGGCCAACATGCCGGCGGGCACGGTCAAGGCCAATCCCTCGGGCGCGGCCGCCGCGCCCGAGGACATCACCTTCGCCGCCCTGGCCACCAATCTGGGCTATTCCAAGAGCGGCGCGACCTCGGTCACGCTGCCCAACGCCGGCGATCTGCCCGGCACGGTCGGCTCCTCGGGCAGTTGGACCGATCCCAACGGCCTCGTCCACCAGTGGGCCTATATCCAGCTCGAGGACTACGGCTCGGGCTCGGGCGCCTACACGACCTGGACCTTCCCGGAGGTTTTTCCGAACGCCTGCATGGGCCTCGTCACCCAGAACTATTCCGTGATGGCCGGCCAGGGGGGGAACTCCCGGATCGCCATAGCCGATGTCGAATCCCTGACCGCTCACGCGGCCAACATCCAGATGCACAACACCACCGCCGGCGGGACGCTGTGCGTCTTCTACGTCGAGGCGTGGGGCTTTTAGGGTGGGCGTCTCCGTCGCGGCCACCACTCCGCCCCTCGTCGATCCTTCGACAGGCAACCTGAACCTCAACGCCCGAGGCGGCATCGTCATCAGTTTTCGCGAGCAGGCGGCTGGCGTTTTTCTCGACATCTCCGCCTTCCAGCTGTTCTTCGAGATCGATGGCTACGCCCGCTTTCAGCTCACGCCCGGCGCCGACGACACCGAGCAGCTGATCACTCTCACCGATGAACTGGTGGCGAGCCTGCCGCTCAACACCGCCATCCCCTTCGTGGTGCGCAACGAGACCAATGTTCCGCCCACGGTCGACTGGGGCGGCATGATCAAGACCTATGGCTACGGGGGCGCGCCAACGTGAGCGACACCACCGTCATCATCGATTTTCGCGGGCCGCCCGGCGCCGCCGGGCCCAGCACCGCCGCCGGCATTTCCTATGACGATAGCCAGACCGGCCTGGGCGTCTCCAGCGTCCAGCAGGCCATCGCCTACCTCGCCAGCGTGGTCGCCAGCCTGAGCGTCGGCGTCGGCCCGAGCCTCGATTTTTCCAATCCTGACAATTTCCTTTTCGGCCTGAGCAACGGGGTCATCTGAGATGAGCGCTGGCGTCGTCCAAATCACCGTCAAGGACTCCGCCGGGGTCGGGCGGCCGTTCAATTTCTTCTCCTCCACGGGAGACGGATCGCTCGACACTGGCACCTTCGCGCCCCTGAGCTTCCTCGGGGACGGGATGGGCGGCTATATCGCGCCGGCGACCTCGACCCTTCAGGCGATCACCAACACCAGCCTGGCGTCGATCCTGTCGGCGCTGGAGGCCGGCCTGGCGGTCACGGGGCCTCTGACGGCCACCCAGCTCACGGCCGCCTCGCTGGCCACCCACGCCGACGCCCTGGCCATCGTCGCCGCCCTCGGGGCCCTTCCGCAAACCAATGTGCTCGCCACGGGCACGAACACCGTCGGGGCGATCTCCAACACGGTCTTCGGCGCGACCCAGACGGGCGCCTGGACCGTCATCGCCAACGCCGGGACCGGCACCTTCGCCATATCCGCCGCGGCCCTGCCGCTGCCCACCGGCGCGGCGAAGGAGAACGGCGGCAATCTCGACACGCTCGTCGCCCGCATCCTGCCGCCGCTCACGCCCGTCAGCACCGCCGCCCTGGCCTCGAGCCTGGTCGTCAAGGCCGGGGCCGGGAACCTGGCGGCGATCGAGATCTCGTCCGGCGCCACCGCCGGATGGCTCATGCTCTTCAACGCCACCGCCGCGCCGGCGGACGGGGCCGTGACACCGGTCAAGGCCTATCAGGTGCCCGCGAACGTCACCGAGCGATGGGAATACGCCAGGCCGCTGGCGTTCGCGACCGGGATCACCGCGGTGTTCTCGAGCACCGGGCCGTTCAACAAAACGGCCTCGGCCACCGTCTTCATCTCCGGAGAATCCCAATGATGCGCGCCACCCTTCGCGCCGGCGCGCTCGCGCTCGCGCTGTTCGCCTCGGCGTCGCCGACACTGGCCCAGGTGACCGCGCCGCCCGGCGAGTCCGTTTCCGGAACCGTGACCGCCGCGGCGGCCACCGGGACGGCCTCCGGCACGATCACCGCCAACGACACCGGGACGACCACGACGGCCGGCCAGAGCGGCGTCAATCTGGTCACCGGCACGCCCACCGCCAATTCGTCCCTCACCTTTCCGACCCTCGGCTATTCCTCGGTCACGGTGACGGCCCAAACGGCGACCTCGTTCCCCACCGGCGCTTCGTTCCAGATCGAGACGTCCAGCGACGGCGGCGTGACCTACTTCCCCGCCAGCGGCAAGATCGGCGGGACATCGATCACCTCGTCGGCGATCACCGGCTATGGGGTTTTCCGTGTCGATACGACGGGCATGGATCACCTTCGCGTCCGGGCGACCGCCTATACCAGCGGCACCCTGACGCTGGCCGTCCAGGGCTCCAACTCCTCCGGCCTGACCCAGGTTCTCAACCCGGTCCGGCTGGTCGACGCGAACGGCAACGCGGCGGTGTTCACCTCGGGCGGCGCGTTCACTGGTCAGATCACCGTCGCCGATGGCGGCGACACCACCTTCGGCTCCAAGGCCGACGCGGCGACCTGCGCCACCACCAACACGTTCATGGCCTGCGCGCGCCAGCTGCACACGGATCTCCAGTCGATCCTCACGGGGGTGAACTCCGGCTACTACGTCGCCGGCACGGGCCAGACCTTCACCGGCGGCTCGGCCATCGTCGGGCCCGACAGCGCCACCTCGACCACCGCCGATTGGCTGACCTTCTACCACGCCGACGGCGGGGCCGAGGTCCACGTGATGAACACGGTCGCGGTCACCGTGGGCAACACCGTGCCGGTCACGGTGAGCGGCCAGGCCGATCCGTGCTTTGCCTCGGCCAAGCTGACCGCCGACTTCGAGAGCACCACCTCCGGTGGCTCGATCATCACCGCCGTCTCGGGCAAGAAGGCCTATATCTGCGGGATCCGCATTCACGCCTCGGCGGCGGCGAACATCTCGCTGAACGAGGGGACCGGTTCCTCGGTCTGCACCGGCGGCACGATCAGCGGCGATTATCTGAACACCGGCTCGACGGCCGCCAACGGCGCGGCCTACGCGGCCAACAGCGGCGACTCCGTGGGCTTCGCCAACGCGACCGTCGCCCAGAACGCCACCGCCGGCCAGAATACCTGCGTGCTTTTCACCACCTCTGGGACGCCGCAGGTGAATGTGCACGTGAGCTACGTCCAGCAGTAGCATGAAGCGCCGCGCCGCCCTTCTTTCGGCCCTCCTGACGCTGACCTGGTGCGCGCCGGCGTGGGCGTTCGGCGTCACCTCGCTCGGCAGCAATTCCGGGTCGGCCGGGGCGGCCACCACCCTCGTCATCACCACCACGGCCGATTGCCCGATCGGCAGCGAGATCGTCGTCGTCGCCACGGCCAAGACGTCGGTGACCATCTCCTCGGTGGCCGACAGCGCCTCGGCCGGCTCCTATGCCGGCCTCACCCAGGGTGCCAACAGCACCGGCGGCCGGTTCTTTCACGCCGACAACAGCGGCGCCGATCTTCCCTCCGGGGGAACCATCACGATCACCTATTCGTCGTCGAGCCCGGCCAAGGCGGCGGCGGCGGCGTGCGTCTCGGGCGTCGCCACGAGCTCGCCGGCCGACAGCGTCACCTTCGCCTCGGCGACCGGAACCGGCACTACCCCGGCCTCGGGCGCCACGACCACCTCGACCTATGCGAGCGAGATATTCTTCGGGTTCGCCACCGCCGCCTCGGGCGAGACCTACACCAACAACGCCAGCTGGACACCCCTGGGAGCGGTCGTTCAGTCCTCCGCCGGCGGCTTCATCTGGGGCTACCAGACGCTCTCGGCCACCGGGTCGGTGAACTACAACCCGACCATGAACAACTCGACAACCTGGGTCGCCCAGGCGCAGGGCTTCAAGGGCTCCGGCGCGCCCCCCACGACCACGTGCGGCGCCCTGGCCACCATGGGCGTCGGATGCTGAGGCCGCTTCTCCTCCTTCTGGCCTTCCTGGCCTTCGCGGCGCGCGCCCACGCGACCGTGCGCGGGCGGGGCTCGGGATCCAGCATCGTGGTCACCGCTTGCTCGCGCGCGCCCGGCTACACCGATCTGCGCGGCAATGCCGACGGCTGCAACGGCGTGACGATCTATGGCCTCACCCTGGCCGCGCCGGCGTCGACGAGCTCCTACCAGCTGCCCAATTGGACGACGAGCCTGATCACCGATGGCCAGGCCAACGTCCTCGGCTCCTACCTGCCCAACTACAACGTCGCCGGCGGCGACTTCGGCGATGGCTACAACTACCTCTACGGCGGCCCGAGCGGCTATCCCAACGCCTCCCAGACCGCGACCAATGTGTCGATCTCCGGCACGACCCTGACCATCGGCGGAACCGTTACCGAGAACGGCTCGGGCTCCCTGGGCGTGCACTACGGCCAGGGCGTCGTCGGCGCCGGGATCACGGGCTCTTGCGTGGTGCAGTCCGGCTCGGGAACCGTCTGGAAGGTCTTCGGCGCCGGCTGCCCGACATCCCTCGCCGCCGAGACCGTCACCTTCGCCGGGCTCGACGATCCGCTCAATCCCTCTTCCGGCCACTCCCTCCCGCTGAACGGGACCAGCAACTGCACCATCGGCCAATCCGGGGCGCTCTACACGCTCGACTGCACACACACCACGAGCGCCGACCTGCACATGGCCGGCTGGGATCTGTCGCTGCACGGCGGCATGGACGTGCTGGTGCAGAACCTCACTGGATCGTTCTACAACCAGTTCAACCACTTCTCCATCGACACCAACAACGCCGTCAACAACACCAATGTGATCCGGGTCAACGGCGCGGCGAATATCTATAACACCAACAATCAATATAGCGGCAACTGCTACCAGGGCCCCTATTCCACGACCGCCTTCATCGACGACGGCCTGGGCGGCGGCTCCTATGACGGAAACCCCGGCAACACCCTGACCGTCCCGAGCGTCACCGCCGCCGGCGAGCCGGGCTGGAGCTATTTCGGCGTGGGGACCGTGATCGGCAACGGCCCGATCAACCCCTCCCACGCCATCGCCGGCGGCGTTCAGATCACCGCCATCGTCAGCGGATCGGGCCAGGCGGGGGTCTATACGGTGAACGGGTCGGCCGCCGCGATCCCGGTGGCCGCGGGCTATCCCATCAGCGGCGTGAACGGGACCGGTTGCCAGAACACCGCCTTTTTCTCGACGGCGACCGGCGTCGCCGGCGGCGGCGAACTCCTCTCGGCCTTCGAGGTGTTCGACCACCCGCCGAGCCGCCCATACTCGGACGCCGTCACGGGCTCCTTCCACATGTTCGCCCTCATGGAGATCGGCGGCTCCGTCGACAGCTGCTGCGGAGCCCAGCATTTCGAGATCCGCGAAGGCGTTTGGGGATCGACCTCGTGCAGCGGAAGCTTCTGCACGATCCCCGACACGTCCTATGAGTATATCACCTACGTCCAGCCGCAGAACCAGCAGGGCGGCACCGCGCCGATCTACCTCTCCACCGGCCAGAACAGCAGCACCGTCTATGCGACGATCGATGTGCTGGCCGGCCTGTTCATCATCAATAGCCAGGCGGGTCTTCCCATCGGGTCCTCGGTGCTGGTCAACGGCTACAACAACACCGCCGGCACCGTGCGTTACGACAACATCCGCACCTATCCGCGCGGGGCCGACAACTGCTTCGGCAACACCGGCTTCACCGCGACCTTCTCGAACATCGTCGATCTCGTCGATGGCTCGGCGATCACCGGCTACACCAACCCCGGCGTCTGCCCGGGATCGCAATGAGCACGCTCGCCCCCTCCCTGCGCCTCACCGACCAGGTCGTGGCCCGCGCCGGTCAGAATGATCGTTACCGCTATTCAGTCACGCTCTAAGGTGTCATTCTTCGCCAATGGTCGGGGCGATCGAAAACACGGCTAGGTGTAGGATTTGCGGCGGCGCGGAGCGTTCAAGCCTCTTCGTCCGCGAGATGATGTTCGGCTCCCGCGAGAACTTTCGGTATTTCGAATGCGTGATCTGCGGCTGCCTTCAGATCGCCGATATTCCGACCGACCTCGGGCGCCATTACCCGGATGACTACTATTCCTTCGCCAGGGCGGCGGGCGGCCTGAAAGAGCGGCTCAAGCGCGTAGCCATAAGGACCACGCTCAGGGCCTCGGGCTTCGTCGGGCCGCTTCATGCCGCCCTCGTTCATCACGGCGGCGATATCGGCTTGCTGGCGCGCTATCAGGCCCTTTGTCCAGATCGTGGGGCCAGGATAATCGATGTGGGCTCCGGGGCTGGACGCATCGTTCTTGGGCTCCGCAACGCCGGATATCAAAACGCCGCCGGCATCGACCAATTCGTGACCGGTGACACGGGGCGAAATCCCGTTGTGCGCCGGGCCGAGCTATCCGAGATCAACGGCCTCTTCGATCTGATCAGCTTCAACCACTCGCTTGAGCACATGCCCAATCAGGTCGAAGCGCTTACCGGCGCCCGCGAAAAGCTTGCGCCCGGCGGCAAGATTATGGTCCGCCTCCCCGTCGTCGGCGGGAAGGCGTGGCGGCAATATGGAGCCGATTGGGTGCAGATCGACGCGCCGCGCCACCTCTATCTGCATTCCAGGAAGAGTCTCGAGATCATCGCCCGTGGCGCCGGCTTGCGGATGGATTCAATCACTTTCGACTCTACGCCTTATCAGTTCTGGGGAAGCGAACTCCTCCGATCCAATATCTCGCTGAACGATCCAAGGTCGGCCACGCTGAGAGCCGAGGGGCCAAAACGATATGCCGCCGCCGCTCGCGCGCTCAATGCCCGAGAAGACGGCGATCAAGTCATGGTCGTATTGTCCGCCTGACCAGCTGCCCCGAGGCCAAGGCGGCCGCCTATTATGTCCAGGGAATGCCTCCAAAAGTGGGGGGCCTCTGGACATCAACGGCGCCGGGCCGAACCCATGGCCGTGGCCGCCACTGAGGCGCCGAACCCGATGATCTATTTCCCGTGGGTGTGCGGATGACCGACCTTAATCCCGTCGATCTCGACGACCCCACCATCGCCGACCTTGGCGCCTGGGTGGGGTCCGATCTGATTCCCCGCCTTCGGGCCGGCCAGGTGCGCATGGGGCGCGGCACGGCGGCCGAACTGCTGGCCTATGTCGCCGATGGCGTGGCGCTGGGGACGGCGATCGA